TTGTCGAAGATCATTTGCGAATCAGGCTGGTCATCCGGCTACCAAACCACCAAGCCACGGCGGTTCCGGCCAACATCATAAAGCTTTGGATAGCTTCGACCTTTAGGTATTGGTCTTCGATCAGGAAAAAGCTGATGAATGAGCCAAGTACCAAACCAATAGTCAGGAAGGGGCGGGTGACGGCGCGGACGTTAGCTGCCCACGGAGACACCTTCTCAGTCATGTCGGCAGCAGATGCGGACTGTGACGCCGCAAATGCATTCCAAGCGGCTAGGGCTTCAGCGGAAGCAGCCTGCTTATCTAGCATATCTAGGGCAAACTTGTTATCCTGCCGCTTTTCCCAGATGCGCAGAGCACTCGTAGCCACCGAGCCAAAGAGACCAAACAGACCTCCCGTTCCGGCGTTGAAGAGGAGTTCGGTGATTACGCTCATGTTAGGTAACGTAATTCACCTGAGCCACGCCACGCCAACGGCTACCGCTGTCATCCGTGATGAACACAAAGACGTGGGTCTTACCTGTGCTAATGGAGGGCGCGGTGTCGTTCGGCCACTTAACCTCAGTCGGCCAAGTGATCGTGCCGGACGTATTCTCGATCTCCACAATCATGCCATAGGCACCGCTGGGTACGTTGCTGAACGTAAAGGTGGAGTTGCCGCTAATCGTCTTCGTGAAGTAGTTGCCAGCCGAGCAATCAATATCTAGCAGGGATACAGCCGTAACCGACCCCTTGTACTGCCCCGTTACCTCAAGGCTCGTAAACTTGCCGGAATTGGCCGTAGAAGAGCCAATAGGAAGCGGGGTAGCAAACAACTGAGCCGCCGTAGTCTTGCGTAAAGCCGTATCGGCTGAGCTATGGACTAGGATGGTGTCGGCAGAGGCAAGGACGGTCTTGGCCGTCTGGTCCGTAATGGCTCCCGGCAAAAGCACCGCATCATCAACGTGGTTGTTGAGATTGGTCGAGGTAACTAGGTTCGACGGCGAAGTCGTACCATAGGTGGTGCCTTTTTGAATTTGAGCCATGACTTAGTATATCAAGGCTTTGTGGGCCAAACTACGTTATGCGGGAAACCTTCCTGAGTGGGAAGGTCGCGGAGAGCCTGACGGTAAACAGTCCACTCCACCTTGGAATCGTTGTCCAACGGCGTGTCGTTAAGCTGGGTCCAATCTGATTCCGTTAGCTTCGTATTGCGCTCAGAACGAATCTCTTGGGCCTTCTGAGCATCAATCTCCGCAAGCTCATCAGCCGTATACGCACGCCAAAGCTTGGTCTCAATCACCTCATACGGCATGATGGCAAATATGGAACCCTCAAACTTATCCTGCACATCGCCTTCCACAAGGCGTACAGGGAGCCAGCCAAGTTCCCTGAGAGAAGCATCGCTCATCTGGTCGAGGCCCGAAATGTTACGCCACGAACGAGGAAGACCGCGTGGGCCTTCCACGATGACATTGTTCTCAATAAAACAGTAGTTCATAGGAGTTCGAGTAGGGCAGACTTCACCTCGTCCAGAGGATGCGACCATTCGCCGTATTTCTGTTGCCGGAAAAGCCTCACAGAATCATACCAGACAGAAGTCGGTTTCTGCTCTGCCCAAGCGTAATAAGGCATTACAGGGACAATAACCCATGTAGTTTTGCCTAGGGCGGCTGATAGGTGGGCCACCGAGGTGCAGGACGTAATGACCAAATCCAGCCCTTGGATGATGCTGGCCGTGTCCTCAAAGGTCTTCATCTGTTCCCGCAGATCGGCAAAGGGCAGGCCATCCACAAGGTTTTCGTCCCGCTGAAGGCTGTAGAGGGTAATTCCGTCCAGCTTGTGCAGATCAATTAGCGGCTGGGGGTCAAAGCGGCGATGCTGCTCATGCTCAAACTTGGGATTGCCAGCCCAGCGGATGCCCACCTTTAGCGTATTTGGCTTAGAGTAGAGCTTCTTGGGTTCGGCGGTGAGGTAGGCTTTGCCGGGGAATGTGTCCTTGTCATAGCCAAGGATGTGGGCGGCTGACATCGACGGAACCCAATAATCATATTGGATGTAGGGAGTTGCGCCATTATCGATGCAGACATAGCCATGCCGAGAAAAGAGCGGCATAAGCTCCGGGGCGCAGGATACGGCTACCCGCGCACCCTTGTCCTTGAAGTCCTTGGCAAACCGGAAATTCATAATCTGGTCGCCAAAGCCATTCTCGCAGCGGAAGAGCAATGTCTTGTTCGTCAGATCCTCGTCCTTCCAGATTGGGCCGGGGATTCGCGGAAGGCCAAAGACGTTGATGAAACGTCCTGCGTCCATCATCTGCAATCCCTTCTTGAGATTGCCGTGGCGCATTTCGTGCCACCCAAGATTAAAGACAATCCGCGCATCATCCTGTTGAGGCTGATTGCGGAGAATGTCTTCTGAGATTTCTGGGTGGCCGTTAATGCAAGCTGTTAGTGCAATGTCTAGTGGGTGTGGGCTCATAGTTTCAGAGCACCAGATGTAGTATTAGCTGCTCCCATGCAAGAACTATCCCAGTTCGTTAATGCACCAATTTGAACTGGAGACGAGCGGTTGGTGGTAGATCCATCTCCAAGTCTACCAGAACCGTTGTTGCCCCACGCCCACAAGGTTTTGTCGGTTTTAACAGCAACAGTGTGTATATCTCCACATGAAATCTGAGCCCAATTTGAAAGAGCTCCAACTTGAACTGGAGATGATCTACTAGTAGTATTCCCAGACCCAAGTTGCCCAGAACTATTGCGACCCCAAGACCAAAGTGTACCATCTGTTTTTACTGCAATAGTAAAACCACCACTAGTACCACAAGCAACTTGAGCCCAGTTAGATAGAGCACCGATTTGAACTGGTGAAGAACGACTTGTAGTATTTCCAGATCCAAGTTCTCCGTCTCCATTGTATCCCCATGACCAAATAGTTCCATTGGTCTTAATAGCCACAGCATAGTAATATCCTCCAGCTACTTGCGACCAATCTGACAGAGCTCCAATTTGTATGGGAGACGATTTTCTTACAGTAGTTCCATCACCAAGTGCTCCCGCATCACCAGCTCCCCAAGCCCACAATGTTCCATTGGTTTTGATGGCGTATGAATTTTGCCAAGTACAGGATATTTGCGACCAGTCAGATAATGCTCCAATTTGAACTGGGGAAGACCTTGTGGTTAATGTGCCATCGCCCAACTGACCTGATGTATTAACACCCCAACCCCATAGCGTTCCAGTTGTTTTAATAGCCATTCTGTGCTCATATCCAGCAGAAATCTTTGCCCAATCTAAAGAAGAGCCAACTTGGATTGGTGATGAAACGGCATCTACCGTTCTACTATTTGCAAGTTGTCCATTATCTCCCAACCCCCAAACCCAAAGGCTTTTATCAGATTTAATTGCCACGGAGGCATCTGTTCCAATAGAAACACTGCTCCAATCATTCAATCCAACTTGAACGGGTGAAGAGTAGTTGCCTTGGTTAAGGCCAAGTGCTCCATCTGTTCCGGTTCCCCAAGAATAAATTTCTCCGCTAGTATTTATTGCACATGAAAAATTTCCACCAGCGGCAACTTGTGACCAGTTTGACAATGTGCCAATTTGGACGGGAGAAGAGTATGAAACAAGTTTCCCATTGCCAATTTGTGCGCTACTTCCAGCACCCCAAGCCCAAAGACTTCCATCTGTTTTGACGGCTAATGCAAAAGCTCCGCTTTTTGTAGATCTAATTTGTGACCAGTTTGATAGTGTTCCAACTTGTGTTGGAGATGACCTATTTGTTGTATCTCCAAGACCAAGCCTGCCAGAGCCATTATTGCCCCAAGCCCATAAAGTTCCATTAGTTCTAATACCAAAAGAACAACTGTCTCCGGCAGCTATTTGAGACCAGTTTGATACTGAATCAATTTGAATTGGATAGGATATAGATGTGGTTGTTCCATCACCAAGCTGTCCACTTCCATTTGCTCCACAGGCATATAGTCTACCAGCATAAACAGTGTCTATGGCTCCAATAAAAAGCGAGTGTGCGCTTCCGGCTGCAACTTTTGAATAAGTAGTTCCGATTTGAACAGGAGAAGAAACGTTTACGGAAGTGTCGTAATTGCCAAGTTGACCAGAGCTGCCTAATCCCCAAGCGTATGTAACAGGACCATAAAGACCTGTAACTATTCCAAGTGAATGGTTTGATCCTGCGGAAATGCTTTCCCAAACAAGTCCTGATACTAGAACTGGTGATGAACGGTTTGTAGTATTGTCAGTGCCAAGTTGACCAAATGCTCCCTGTCCCCAAGCCCATAGATTGCCATTCGTTTTAACGGCCAACGTGTGGTTAGTACCGCAACTAACTTGTGACCAATCTGATAGTGCTCCAATTTGAACGGGGGAAGAGCGTGCGGTTGTATCACCTAATCCTAATTTTCCTGTTCCATTTGCGCCCCAAGCCCAAATGGTTCCGTTAGTCTTTACTGAAAGGCAAAAGTCGTTTTCTGCTGATACCTTAGACCAATCAGTAGATGATCCAATTTTATTTGGATTGACTTTATTAATTGAGGTTCCGTCGCCAATGTTGCCCCAATCATTGTTGCCCCAAGCATAAAGATTGAAGCCCGTGGCACCAGCACCACCAGCACCCATTGCAAGTTTAATTACGTTCGGGTCCATAGATATTAGTTAACGTAGTCAACAAGGGAAGCTCCGCGCCACCGCGTGCCACCATCGTCGGTGATAAAGATAAAGATGTGAGTTTTGCCCGTGGTCAGGGTCGGAGCCGTATCCTTGGGCCACTTTACAGCGGCAGGCCAAGTGATAGCACCAGAAGTATGCGTTAGTTCAAGCGCAAATGCAAACGCCCTGCTCGCGGGAGGATTGCTAAAGGTGAACGTAGAATCCGCCGCAATAGTCTTGGTGAAGTAGTTGGCCGTCGAACAGTCGATGTCCAACGCGCCTACCGCTGTAATGTTAGAGGCATAGTTGCCATTGAGGTCTAGGCGAGCAAGGGGGGTCCCCTGATTAATGCCAATGCGATCAACCGATGCATCCGAGAAGAACAAGTTAGCCGCCGTATCACCCTCAATGCGGAAGTCTTTATCGGCTCCCGCGTCATTAAAAATAAACGTGCCGCCATCAAAACCTACATTGCCTGTAGCGTCCAGCGTCGTGAACTTGCCAGCGGCGGGAGTGGTTGCGCCAACGGTGCCATTGATGTTGATCGAGGCCGTTCCCGTGAGGTTGGTTACCGTTCCCGATGTAGGTGTACCCAAGGCACCACCGTTAACCACAAACGCGCCAGCGGTGTCCGTATTGACCCCTAGAGCGGTAACAACGCCAGTACCCGTAGTGATGGTGGATGGCGCGGCTCCAGCACCGCCGCCAACAACAATGGCATTGGACGCCAATGCGCTGGACGAAACTAGGGTGCCGCTTGCCGTAAAGGCCAAGACACCGCCAGAGGTTCCAGAGGTTAGGCCCGTGCCGCCATTAGCTACAGCTAACGTACCAGCGAGGGTAATCGTACCGCTTCCGATGACAGGACCTCCCGAGGTGGTTAGGCCCGTAGTCCCACCAGATACGTCAACACTTGTAACGGTGCCCGTGTATTGATCGGCAGACGAAATCGTAAAATTGGGGTAGGTTCCCGTGATGGTGGTCGTTCCGCCCTGCGTTAGAACCACCGTCTGATCTGGCGCAGAATTGGTAATCGTGAAGTTGGGATAAGTCCCAGAAGTCGAGATGCCCGTGCTCGCCGTAAGAACCACCGTTTGGTCAGGGGCAGAATTGGTTACGGTAATGCTGCCCGTGGAAGTAATTGGCCCACCAGACACGCTAATACCCGTACCAGCAGTAAGATCTACACTAGTTACGGTGCCAGCACCGTTCGTAGTCCACTCGACATCCGTTGCCCCAGAGTTAAGGCTAAGCACCTTATTTGCATTGCCCGTATAGGAGGGCAGCAAATTAACTCGCGCATCGGCGGCAGTAGTAGCTCCGGTGCCACCTTGATTGATGGCTACGGTGCCACTAATTGCCGTGGACACGGGAGTGTCCAGCAACAGCGTCTTGAAGATGTCCATTATTAGAGGTAGTTGAGTTCCTGCGCCTCAATCACAGCATCAGTAGAGGCTTCGCGGATTGCACGGGCTTTAAGGGCCATAGTGCGCGTCCAGTAGGCCGAGCTATTGGCTGGCATACGGAACCCCTTGGTGGCCGTAGGATCGGTGGTTCCATCGAAGGTAACGCGAATATCCGCTCCCGTCACCTGTACCAAAAGATGTTCCGTATCGGTAGCCAGCGTCCAATCAAGGAAGGCTACAGCCGATGAGCTAACTGTGCGCTGCTTGTGCGTCGTGCCATTCTGCGGAATAGCCTGCGACGGGGTATTGACGATGCGTGCGTTAGGCATGGCTTAGACGGAGAAGGGGGTTGCCTGTACGGCGGCGTCACTCGCGCCTGCGCGGATGAACTTAGCCAATCGGGCCGTTTCCTTGTTCCAAAGGAAAGGCTGCACACCAGCCTTGAACAGATGGCCGTTCGTGGACGAAGGGTTGCTACCGTCAAACGTCACCATCACGTCGTTCGTCTGCACATCGACCAAAATGTACTTGGTCTTGGAAGAAGTCCAATTCGCGTCAAGCGAAACGACTGCGGTGCTAACCGTCAGACGCTGATCGGCTTCGCCAGTCGGCTGGGGGTAGAGATTGACTACGAGTGAGTTATTCATGTTTAGCGGAACTGGCGTGAGGTGTAGGTAGAGATGCGGCGGAACAGGTTGTTCATATTACGCTGCTGGCTGGCCTTAGTAAGTTCGGTGTCGAGGTACATCTGCGCAACAGCCTCTTCAGCCATTGCCTTGTCCACTTGACCGTCCATCCGAAGGAAGTCTGCATAGGTGGCGTGCGCGGCGTAATAGAACCACTCTTGAGGAATGTTAGCAGATGCCGTCGTATAAGGACCATCCCAAACGGCTTTATAAGTAACAAAAAAGCCATCAAGCTCAGGATAGTTGCCAACGATGTTGGCTCCGTTGCTATCAACAAAGAAGTCGTATTCCCAGCCACCAACTCCTTGCACGGGATTCTTGTCATGCAGGCGCATGAAGATTTCCACGTCAGGAAGCGTTACAGGGGTGAACAATCCTGTACCCGTATAGGTCTCGGTTCCGGTGCCAGACTCCAAATCGTAGGTAACAGTCTGCCCATCTACTGACGCCACCGTGAAGAAACCGTTCGGATCAACGGTTCCAGAAAGACCGCTAACCATAACACGCTGACCAACAACAACATTGAAGTCAACGCCAGCAGTAACAAAGGTTACGGTAGTTCCGCTACGAGTAACTGACGATGAGTTGCGAATACCAGCACTCGCATCATAGCTGTACGGAACGTAGTTGTCTGGAGCAGGGCGAGCATCCAACCGCATATAGCGCGGCCAGACATCGCAAGAGTCGTAGGCTTGCCGCAGCCGCCTGTTAGCCATCGCCAGAATCTTCGTGGATTCCGTAGGCGCAAATTCATCAACTCCCGCAAGGGACTCGATAAGGTCGAACAGGTCGGTGTAGGTGCGGTTGGTCATTACGCTTTATTGGGCGAAAGCTCTGGCATCTTCTTGTTGAAATAGGACATGAACTCGCGGCTATGCACCGTCTCATGGCCGTACTTCTTCACTAGCCGGAAGTACTCGCGAGCAGGCATAACGCCCACACACTTACCCAAACCGGGAATGGCCTTGTGGCCCTTCATTAGAGAAGCCTGCGCCTTAGCTACATTAACACGCTCCGCCTCCGTAGCCTTCTCAAAATCTAGGCTGCGGATGATTTCTTTACGAAGCTCGTTGTCGATTTCTTCCCGTGTAATTTCGGGTGAAGCTACTTTGATGTGCATAAAAAAGCCACCCCCAGTTAAGAGGGTGGCTTATTCTAACACAAGAAGTCTTTACGAGGTGGGGACTTCCATCTGACGCCAAGCCAGCACCCAGCTACCAGCCGTGAGGTCAGCAACCGTGCCGTTGAACTCAACCAACAGGTCAACCGCAGACGCCGTGTTGTTGGCGTAGCCATTCACCACATTGGAGGTCGTCGCGCTACCCGAGTCGGTGCCAACGAAGGCATCGCCCGTGTTCCAGATGACCTTCGTCAGCGCATCAACGTCACCATTGTCGATCAGCTCATCCGGGTCAGCACCCGTAACGCCGAAGTCGATGGTGAGGTTGGTCGCACCAGCCGGATCGACCACCTGATAGAGGACGGCGGTATCAATGATGCCACCAGCCCCGAGCTTGCCAGCCTTAAACTGGTTCGCCGCACCGATGGTGCTAAGGAATCCAGAACGCTGGAGATCGACGTAATCGAACGCAACCTTGTGCGTGAAGCCCGCCGCTGCTTCGTTAATCGTAAGTTTAGCCATGTGAGTAGACTCCTAGTTAGTGTTTAGCTGAGCGTGGTGATCTTACCATGCGCACCCGGATGCTTCACCAGCATCGTCAGGGTGCAATCCACATAGCCGCGCTCGCCACCGCCGAGATTCGGCAGGCGGGTCGAGCCGAGCGGAATGAGTTCCGCAACACCGTAGAACTCCGGATTGACGAGGTAGCCCGTGTCCTTGTTTGTGGTGTCCGGGGCGCAGTCCGGGTTCATGTTGACGATGGACACGATGCCGTGGTCGGACTCATAGAGTTCAACCGACAGCTTGATCGAAGCCTCGCCGCCCTCATAAGCCACGCGACGAACCGAGTAGTCCGTGCTGCCCGAGGTGCGAGCAAAGTCGCTGATGACGCGACGGAGAGCCGTGTCAGCAACCAGCGTCAGACCGTTCGACGTACCCGTGACGCGGTAGATCGAGGTGATGAGGTTGTTGAACACCGTCTCATTGAACGTGCCGGAACCATGGATGGAGCCAGCCGGGGTACGGTAGGCAGCGGGAACGTCCGCCGGACCAGCCGAGTCAATCCAGTCGCCGAGGCCGCGCAGGCCGTAAGCCGTGCCAGCACCATCTTCAACAGTACGGTCGTTGTTGGAGCACAGGGTGGCCTCGATGTCGCGCTTGATCTCGCGGACAGCCTTGGCCTCCGCCTGAGCGATCTTGGCGGGACCAACGCTATCAACAGCGTTCTGGAGGTCGCTCACCATGAAGTCGCGGCGGAACTTCTGGATGTAATTACCCAGACGAGCGCGGTTAGCGAACTTGTCCGTGAAGACGGTGACATCGCTACCCTCGGCAACGCCCGTGGTCTGGGGAGCCGAGAGGCTGTCAACGGTCCACTCCACGAAGGTAGCGGACGCCTTGGACTTAGCAGCGGAAGAGAGAACCGGAGTCTCCTCGGGAGCGAGGATCGTCAGGACGTCGAGAAGGTCTTCGCGATTAGAAACCGCGGAACCCGGATTAGCCGTATCGTAAGTATTGGAAAAAGCCATTGTAGTAGTAGGTTATTTACGTTTAGAGAGTTGTGCTGCACGAAGGGCGATGAAGTCGCTAACGCTTCCTGAGTCCGCCAACCGCTTAGACACTTCCTTTACGTTGCGCTCACCCGAAGAAGGCGTCCGATCACCCGCAGCCGCTGTAGCGGAAGGAGAGCCGGGAGGCGTCAACTTGGGAGAGGGCTTGTTGTCCATCGGAATCAACTTACGGCCATACATCGAATTGGCAGCATGGGCCAAGATGTAGGGCAGTTGAGGAGCGACATCCGGCAATGCTTCTT